CTGGGTAATCTGATAAATCTGCAAAAGCTACAGAAGTTAAATATCCCTCATCATTAGTCCACATTGAGTTAGAGCCAGAAGCACCCGTGATTGCTCCTGCTGTTACTGAGAATGTGCCATCTGTGAGTGTTCCACCAGAGATTGTGCCTGTTGTTGTGAGATTGTGAGAAATTAAATTCCAGTTTCCAGTCGCTGTTGAACTTCCGTCAGATTTCCAATAAGGAGATAAATCCGGTGCGGGTATCGCCGAAATCTCATCATCAACATATTTTTTATTGACAATGTCAGAATCATTAACTGGCACTTTTTCGATAGTCCCTTCACTTGTCGCTACATTCTTTCTAACTGCGAAGTCGTCGAGTATACCCGCGCTCTTGTGCAATTCCATCTCTTTGAATTTGTTAGGTTTTTGAGCAAATAGATTTTTAGCCATGATTAACTTAGAGAATTAAACTTAATAAAACTTATGCTGCCTTAATAACAATAAAGAAAACTTGATTTGCTGTAACTTTAATCCGAAGTTATATCTTCCCAATTCCCCGCCCCTGCGGCTGCGTTTATACAAAAAGATAATTTATTTTGTGTTGTATCATAAATTAAAGTCCCTACTTCTGCGACCAAAGTATCTCTGACCGCTGTTGTCATTTTAGGCAAAACTAAAGCTGTTGGGTGCATAGGTTCTGGATAGTCTGCCATTACTCTTTAACCCCCTTAGATTTCGATTTCTGTGGCTTCTCATCCACTTTTTTTGCTTCAACAACAACTTTATCATCTTTAGAAAATTCATCAGCATAGGGGCTCTCACGCCCTAATTTAATCATTTGTTCGTGATAAGCTTTTCTACCTTCAAAAGTCATTTTACTCCCTCGTGTTTGTAATTAAACAAACTGCTTCCGGATCAGTTAATTGACAAACTCCGATTTCAGACGCCCTAATAGTGTATTTCTTCTGTGGGTCTATGATCACATCCACTGTTAAAGGTTGTGTCTGTTTCCATGTTCCACATTTCTTCGCCACCAAAACTAAAGCTTTATCTGCTGTAACAATTGGAGAGACTGCAATAGTTAAACCGCATAATCTTGCTAATTGTCCATTCTTGATTATTCCTTCAGCTAATTTAAATGTTGGATGATTAATCACTTTTGAGTTACCCATTAAATTCGCATAGTCAGTTTCATTAACAACCAAATATCCCATACCACTTGTTAAAATTGGGTATCTATCAATAGAAATTTCTCTTATTGCATCTAGGATATTCTGAACTGGATCTCTATTTGCGATTGTCGCTGAATCCCACTCATGGCCTGCTGAAATTGCCAAAGTGTTAATTGTTGATGGTGTATCATTTTCTGTTAAAACATTATAAATATTTGTATCAGTAGAATAAACAACAGCGTCGGTAATATCTGAGATTGTTTCTGCTTCAACTCTTATGTTACTTGTTAAAATATCTTGCCAGTAAATTATACCCTCTCCACCGTGTTGCTGGATTACTGCGTGTTTAAGGGTTACTCCTCTTTCCATAAAAGGAAATTCTCCGCCTCTTGGTATTCCTGCGACCGATGATCCTGTTCCTGCTGTCAAAGAAGTTGCTGTTTTTTGGTAATAAGAATTATCCCATGCGTTAGAATTATTCTCCATAACCAATTGTTTCATAACATATCTTTTTTTAGCAAAACCTTTAATGTCTTTTTCCCATGTCTGCTTTCTCGTGTCTGCTTCTGAAAATGTATCTACCATTAATAACCTCTTAATCTCACCCTATTTAATCCGCCGTCTCCTGTTTCTTCCATATATCCTACAACTGAACCAGTCAATAAATCTCCTGCTGCACTTGTGTTAACTTCATTCGCCCCGCTTATATTTACAACAGCCCCTCTCGTTATTGTTCCTGCGGTCTTAATATCAAAAACTCCATCCATAGCCACTCCGATATGAGTTAAACCCTCTCCTCCAGTAAATTCCTCGATTGCAATTCCGCCAAAAACATCATTATCTGCCGAAGATGCAGCGACTGTGTTTGTTCCAGATAATTTTAAAATTGTTCCTTTTGGTATTGTCGTCCCCTCTGCACAAACTCTTGTAACTATTTTTGTTGGTGCGATTATGCAGACTGCTTCATTTGCCATATAATCGTTTAACCGAATAACTATTTAAATCTTTCGCTTTTTTAAAAATTATAACCCCATAAATTTATGGGGCATTACTAAATAAAAAATTAAGCGTTGTAGCGTGTTTTTTGTAGCAGTGCGAAAAAAACTAATTTTTTTGCTTATTCTTCCTCAGCTTCTTCTTGTGTTTCTTCTTCTTGTGTTTCGTTTTCTTCTTCCATAGTTTGATTAGCCAACTCCTCTATTTCATAATCCTTAATTTTCTCGTCGCATAACTCAATGATTTTCTGAGCCATCTCAATTTGCATTAAGTTTGTTTTGATTAAGGTTTCGTTATTGAACTTGTTTGTTTCCCAGTCTTCTTTTGTAAATTCCATGTTAAATAGTTGGATCCATGCCTGTTCCTGCATATCTTAATTTAGCTTCACGAGCCCACTTCTCGTCGGCTGTTTCCTCTTTTGGTGGTGCTTGACCTGCATAACTTCTCCCATTAACAAGCATCTCAGCAGTAGCTTTTTCTATTCTTTTTCTTTCTTCACTTATGCTCGCGAGAGTTTTTTTGGTTTCTTCCAAAACATTCTTTGCTTCATCAATAGGGTTTATGGTTGGTTCCTCAACAACTGGCTCCTCAATCTTAACATCTTCCTTTGGTGTTTCAATTTCTTCACTCATCTTTTCAAACCTCCTTTCAGTATTTTTTGAATTTCTTTTACGAATGCTTTTATTTCTTCTTTCTCAATCTTCCCATTTTTATCAGCGTCGATATAATGAAAAATCCAATTTAAAGAAATCTTCGCTATCACCATCATTATTTTAAAATATATTTTCATATTATGCTCCCGATACAAATTGAAATAGCACCTGCGAGAATTACTCCTAACTGAATTGCAGTCAATTGTTTAAGCCATCTAATATCATAAGACATCCTTGTCATCGAATGATTTAAAACTCTAATCATTTTGTCTTGATTATCTTTGAAGTCTTTGAATGTTCTTGCTGAGATATAGTTTTCACTCATGCTTTCATATCTCCCGGTCTTGCCGCCTTTGTATTTCCATCTTTCTTAAATGAGTTTGGGTTTGTTACATTTCCTCCGCTTCTGCTTTCTGTTAATGCTGGCTCTAATGACGCTGGGAATTCAAAATCAACCTCTATGCCTAACTGAATTTTAATTTGCTCCTCTAGAAATTTCTGTATTCTCTCTATTCTTTGTTGAAATGCTAAATAAACAATCTTCGCTGAGGCCTCAGTTGTTCCAACACTCCAACCGAGTATAACTTCCGGCACTCCGCTTGATGTTACGAATGCCCTTATTAAGTCGTTTGCGTAAGTTATAGCGTCGATGGCACTTAGATTTTTTCCTTCTTCGACTGGTGCAACAGATCCTTTTGGAATTATTATCGTGTCAGCTTTCAAATATCCCTTTGCTAATTTTGCTTCTAATTCTGCTAATTCCGTTGGATCATCTGTGTTTGCTTCATAAAGTCTTAATGGCTTCACTATTCTATGAAATCTAATCCCTAAATCTTCCTGTAGTTGTTTGATTTGTTTTATAATTGGCTTTGCTCTTTCTGCGTATGGTTTTCCGTGTATTTCATCAGCTAATCTATTCCACGGCAAATGGAAAATATTTTTTGGTTTAAAATCTTGTAATTTTTGTTTTGTCGTCGGGTTTATCTGCTCGTATCTGTCTAAAATTCCATATTCATTTATTACTGATTTTATTCCCCCTGGATTAAGAGGTTTTACATTTGTTAATCTTCCCGCTTTATCTCTCACTATTTCCGCATAGCTATCTCCTCCCAGTAAGAAAACCTTTGTTAGATTTTCGATTATTGTGTTAAAAGTGTCTTTTCCCCATCCCGTTATTTTTGATAGCTTTTTCTTTGTCGCTTCATCTGCTTTTAATCCTCTCCCAACACTCCATGAGGCGAGAGTGTCCATACTCTCTGCAAAAAGCGGCACATCCATATAAAGCCCATGCCATTCTGCGAAATTACAGATGTATGATGTTTCTCCTCCCGTTATCCCGTCTGTCTGTTGCGATGAACCATCATAGAAATCTCCTCCGACGGTTTGGTCTGAATAAGAAGAATCGGCCACTGTGCTGTTTGTTACACTTGATATTCGCATATTATCACCCATAATCACATTAAATCACAATACTATTTAAATGTTTTTATCTTAGTCCTATGAATGTTTTTACTCCGATTATTTCTAAAAACATAAAAGTTCCTTGAATAAAAAATAAGCTGAATTTACAATTCAAAAACACCCTTAAATTTATTTCATGGTTTAAAATTAAATCCTCATTTTTTCCAAATCCTTCTGCTAAAAATTTTAGAAAAATCATCTCGTCCTCATTATCCAAACAACTCCATAATAGGGTGGT